TTTGAAATAACAAAGTGGCAGAAGAGCAAGGTTTACTGTCAAGATATTTGTAAACCAGGATTCAAACCAAACGCTGGTAAGCCAAGAACAGGGAGACCAAAGCGTGAAATTTAAAGAAATATTTGAGGGCAATAATAGTGCATATGGTCAGTTGATCTTGTCCGGATCAACGAACGGCAAAGGCAAAGCTGATGGTAAAGCTTTTATAAAAAGACAACCAGTCACTGATAATCTTTGGGAAGATCACATAGCGGGTAAAGATCCAGCCCTTGGTGTGATACCAATAAACGAAAACAACGAGTGTAAATGGGGTTGTATTGATGTTGATGTCTACAATGTCGATCATCTTGTGTTGATGAGAAATATAAAAGGGCTCGGCTTTCCATTAGTTACATTTAGATCTAAGTCTGGTGGCGCGCATTTATTTTTATTTGCCAAAGAGTTTATTCCTGCATCACTGATGCAGTCTAAACTCAAAGCAATGGCAGATGCATTGGGTTATGCAGGTAGTGAGATTTTTCCGAAACAAACTGAAATATTGGTTGAGCGTGGAGACACAGGTAATTTTTTAAACTTACCATATCATGGTGGTGTGCGTGGATTAAGATACGCGATGAAAGCTGGCGGTGAAGCTGCTACTTTAGAATCATTCTATTCTATATACGACGAGTGGGTACAGACAAGAGAAGAGATAGAACAAATAACTGTAAAAGAAAAAACAGAAGTCAAAGAGTCTTTTAAGCAGGGTCCTCCTTGTTTAAATACTTTAGCCGAGCAAGGTTTTGGTGAGGGTTCTAGAAACAACGCACTTTTCAACATCGCTGTGTATTGTAAGAAAGCGCACGCTGATGATTGGGAGAATCAAGTTGGACAATACAATCAAAAGTATATGGACCCACCACTGAGTTATCAAGAGGTGCAGCTTGTAATAAAATCTGTGACTAGAAAAGGTTACGATAAATACAGATGCAAAGAGCAACCAATATGCGGTGTGTGTAACGCTGCGAAATGTAGAACAAAAAAGTATGGTGTTGGTTTTGAAGAAGAGCAAATGCCAGAGTTGGATACACTGACAAAGATAAAATCAAATCCACCACAGTGGTTCTTAAATGTGTCAGGTAAAAGAATAGAATTAAAAACAGAACAATTGCACAATCCTAATTTATTTGCAATAGCAGTTTTGGATCAAGCAAACGTTGTGTCACCAATACCGAAAGCAAAAGACTGGAGAGAGATTTATTTAAAGTCATTAATGCAGAAACTGCAAGAGATAGAGCCGCTCGAGTCTCTTGATCCAACAAATCAAATAATAAATTTATTGTATGACTTTACAGTCAACAGACCACAAGCAAGAACAAAAGAAGAAATGTTAAACAAAAAACCGTGGACTGATGACGGCAATACATATTTTAGAATGGACGACTTTTATTCTTTTTGCAAACGCAACAACTGGGAGATGGATAAAACAAAGACAGGTAATTTAATAAAACAATTAGACTTTTTTCTGGATGAGACAAGAATGACTTTGAAGAATCAAACACCACGTCTTGTTAAAATAAAAGCGATGAAGAAAACAGAACCATCGACAGCGCAAGTTAAATATCAGGAGACACCTTTTTAGTGAAGACAATAATACTAGGACCACCAGGCACAGGCAAAACAACGACACTACTTGATTTAGTGGAAGAGTTTTTGCGTGCAGGTGCGGATATAAAAAAGATAGGATACTTTTCTTTTACAAAGAAAGCTGCATGGGAGGCGACACACAGAGCAGAAGAAAAGTTTATGATTGACCAAAAAGAAATACCATACTTTAGGACACTGCACTCACTGGCTTTTAGAATGTTGGGTGCAAAAAAAGAAAGTGTTATGGGTCATGCAGATTATAGAGACTTTGGTTTGAAGTGTGGCATACCCATCAAGACAGCTTGGTACGAGGACGGCAACGGCACATTTAATTCTGACAACGAATATCTGCGTTTAATAAACAGAGCGACTGTAATGGAGATACCTGTTCTTGATTTGTATGATAGAAACGAGCACAGTCTAGACATCGAGCGAGATCTATTATATCTTTTAGATCAAGAACTTAGTAGATACAAAAAAGAGAAAGGCTTGATCGACTACAATGACATGGTTAAGAAATTTATTGAACAAGACATATCACCGTCTTTCGATGTTCTATTTATCGATGAGGCGCAAGATCTCTCTCCACTACAATGGAGAATGGTTAGAACGTTATGGAGCAAAGCAAACAAGACATATATTGCCGGTGATGATGACCAGGCTATTTTTAAATGGGCTGGTGCTGATGTTGATACTTTTATTGCACTTAAAGAAGAAGTAGATTACGTCGATACGTTAAGTCAATCGTATCGAATACCTGGTGGACCGATACACGAACTCTCACAAGATATAATAAGAAACGTATCAAACAGATACGACAAAGAATATATGCCAAGGCAGGAACAAGGTGATCTCACACGATATTCAGACGTCACACAGGTGGACATGTCACAAGGTGAATGGCTTGTGCTAACAACGGCCAATCATTTTTTAGACAAGATAAAAGAGTTTTGTGAACTGCAAGGTTGGTATTATTCACACAAACACAAAAACTCTATCAAACTAGATTTGCTTCTTGCGATACAATCCTGGGAGAAGTGGAGACATGGTGAGCAATATTTACCTGTGCCATCCATAAAAAAGATTTATTCGTATCTTGGTGACAATGTGACCAAGGGTTATCAAACCGGTAAAACAATGGACGAGAACGAAGAAGGGTATTGCATCGAAGAGTGTCGCGCGGATCATGGATTACAAACCGAAAGTGTTTGGTACAAAGCGTTTGATGGATTGGACACAGAAACAGAAAACTACATACGAAACATGTTAGCGAATAAAGAAAAAATTACACAGACACCAAGAATAACACTATCAACAATACATGGAGCGAAGGGAGGTGAAGCTGATAATGTATTACTTTTACCTGATATTACTAAGTCTGCTGCTGACCACGACGATATTAATCCAGATGAATTACACCGTTTATTTTACGTAGCAGTTACACGGGCAAAAAAGTCTTTGCACATACTCGAGCCTAAAAATTATGATCGGGCATATGCAATATGAGATTTCATGAACACATAAAAGGTGACAAAGCAGAATACATTGCTGCAATGTGGTTGTGGGATCAAGGGTATCTTGTTTGCAGAAACATGTCACAACAAGGGGCTGTTGATCTTGTTGCCATACGAGAGCACGAGGTTGTGTTGATAGATGTCAAGTCAGTGTGTGTGAGAAAGAGAGATGGTTATAAAATAAACAGATCACTCACACCAATACAAAAAAGTCTTGGTGTTAATATTTTAAATGTAAATGTAGAAACAGGAGAATGCACCTATGTCTAATCCATACGACAACCAGGTCGGCGGCGACCATTATAAAAAATACGAGATACAACCTAGCGAATTCATCAATAAAAACAAATTGTTATTCGCTGAGGGATCTGCTATAAAGTATATAGTTAGACATCAAGATAAGGGAGGCAAGGAGAGCCTTGAGAAAGCAAAACATTTTATCGATATGATAATTGAGAGGGATTATGAATAAAGAATATATATTCTCTGAAAAAGAGTATGCTGCACTTATTGGTATATCTAAAGAAGCCCTTCGATCAAGACGTAGAGAAGGTAAACTTAAAGGAGAATATATTCAAAAAGAAGATAAACGATATTTTTATTGTCGACCAGAAAAGACAGAGAAGAAAGAAACTAAATTCAAACGTAGAGGTGTCCATAAAAGTGGAGGGCAAACAAACTACCCAAACGAAGCTTTTAAAAAACATAATGAAAAAAAAATGTTATTAAAGCTACAAGATCAAGGTGAAAAAAAATTTGAATCTTACTTGATGGATGAAAAAACTTGGCGTGCCCCCAAAGATGTAATTGAAGATCCTGTTTTTACAAGTAATTTACAAAAAATATCACCTGGAAGAACTGGAGATATTATTGAGTATGAGTTTATGAACATAGCTTTAAAATGTGGTTGGGAGGCTTTTAAAAATATTTCACAAAATGGTCCAATAGATTGTATTTTAATTAATCCGATTAGTGCTAAAGCATATTATGTAGATTGTAAAAGTGTAAAAACTCATAACGAAGCGATCAGTCAGTTAATTGCTTTAAGACAGAAAAGAGGTATGTATAATATTTACATAGGTTACATTTTTAATGGTAAAGCCGCTATTCAATATGGGGAGAATTTAAGTGATAAAATTATTTTGGACCCGATTAAAGAGGTGCTTTCTTACCACGAACATTTAAAAACCGGTGGCCTACAGGAAGATTACAATTGAGAACATTACAACAACCATTATTCACACCAGAAACAGAGTGGGTACCACCAGACAGATTACCAGATTTATCCGGTCACTTGGAGATAGCCATTGACTTGGAAACACGAGATCCAAACCTGCTCACAATGGGATCAGGTTCGGTAAGAAGAGACGGGGAAGTAGTCGGCATTGCCGTTGCTGTTGAAGGCTGGTCCGGTTATTTTCCAATAGCGCACGAAGGTGGTGGGAACATGGACCGCGCATTGGTCTTAGATTGGTTCGAAGAACTTTTGCAAACAACGGCCACGAAGATATTTCACAACGCCATGTACGATGTATCCTGGATACGATCGATGGGCTTTTACATAAACGGTGGCATCATCGACACGATGATAGCTGCAAGTTTGATTGATGAGAATAGATTCAGTTACACACTGGACTCTGTTGGTAAAGATTACATTG